CTGTATTCCCCCCGCTGGTTTTAACGTTGATTGCCGAAACATCGTCAAACCCGTAACCGGTCCCCGAACCTTGCCAATATGGAACCGTTTCGTGTTGTGGCAACAGCAGCCGTTCAGCGTTTTGGGTGTTGCTCAACAAAAACGCTTCACTTGCTTTAGCGAAATCAGACAACAAAACAACGTGTTGTTTATCTTTAGGCGTAAACCGTTCTTTAGTCCCAACGTTAAACAACTTTGAAATACGCGCCATACGGTCGCTGTATAGCCCCATTGTATACGTTGCATACCTCATGAATTCAGAACTTGTAAGGGCTTCACTAGCGCCTAGTGTGGCGGTAAATTCAGCGTTATAAAGGGTTAAAAGGTTAACCGCTTTCACACTGGTTTCAGCCGGAACAATTGCAGGGCTTTGAGAATCATCATTCAAACCATCCCACAACGTTTCGCCCATCATGTTATTAATGGTGCGCATGATTAGCGCGTCAAGTTTAACCGTCATTGAATTTTCTACGCTAGTTGTAAGCATAGAAAGAAAACCGTTCAACTGGTTAGCATTTGAAAAACTTTCTTTTACTTGCATTTCAGTAAATGAAAGCGGGATTTCAAACGTGGTTTTACTGTTAAAAAACTTAACACTAACAGACGGTTTATAAAAAAAGTTAGGGTTATATTCGGTTGCGTCTGTTAGGTCCCAACTTTCGTTTTCGGTTCCCGCTGGCAAATCAGCACTAATCTTTTCAAGAATAGAACCGAATTCCCATGAATCCATCAATACAGAAGGAACCGCGCCAGAATATAGACGTTCCTGAAAAACTACTTTGCCAATGTGGTTTACAAGGTTTTTAACGTAATTATCAACTTTATCTAAATTAGCAAGCGTTTTGCCGACACTAACAACGTTTGATAGATCTTCTTCTACTACTTCTGTTTCCCCCAAAATACCGGCGGTTGCCGCGTTCACTAGGGTATAAATCTGTTGAATTCTCATATCAATTCACCTTTTAATAAATACTTAACGTTAAGTAACCGGCTATATCGTCTAATACAGACGTTATTATACTGTTTCGGGTTGAAGAACTCAACCGGTTAAACATAGTTTTAACGTTTATTTGTTCGTCTGTCAAGGTTCTCGTTGTTAAACCTGTTAAATCGTCTGTTCCACTAACAGAACTCCCTTTATCATCAGCCATTGTATTAGAATTAAACGCCGAAACTTTATCTGTAGAATCGTTACTGTTTAATCTTTCTTCTGCTCTATCTATTGTTTCTGTTACTTCCCGCCTATCGTTTGGGTTTTCTATTAAATCACCCATTTTAACGTAACTATTCCATGTTTGTTCAAAGTTCAAAATTAACATAGTTGCAATGCTGTTAATATCGTTATCTTCAAACGGTTCAAAAACTTGTTTATTCCCGTAATTAGTAACCAGCATTAAATCTAAAACCGCTTCATTATCCACAATAAACGAGAATGGCTCAACGGTAACGATAGCCGAAAAAAGACTATCATCCGCCAAAAATTCCTTTAAATTACTCATCTTTAGCCCCTTGTAATTCAGTTAGACGAACTAACATAATTTCCCTTTCTTCTTCTGTTAGTTCGCCGTTTTCTAAAGTGGCTTTAATTTCGTTTATTTCACTTTCTATCTTTTCGTTTGAAAATCCGTCTAACAATTCTGACGATGATTTCAAAGATGAACCACCTATCGTTTCTTCTGATTCTTCCGGTTGATTGTCTGATAGTTCTTCCCCTTCTTCTGTATCGGTTTCTAGTGTGGTTTCTTGCGGTTCTTCTTCCCCTTCTTCTATGACTTCCCCTTCTTCTGTATCGGTTTCTAGTGTGGTTTCTTGCGGTTCTTCTGGCAACGTTTCGTCTGGCGTTTCGTCTAACGTTTCGTCTGGCGTTTCGTCTAACGTTTCGTCTGGCGTTTCGTCTACGATACCGTCGACCATTTCTTTATTCTTTTTGTTCCAAACCGAACCATAATCAATAGAGATTTCTAGCCCGTATTTTTCGTTGATTTGTTCCAGTGCGGTTAACCGACATTTCATCATGTTATCAATGAAAGGGTATAAAATATCGTCCCCTTGATCAACTTCCCCGCTGGTTAGTCGTTCGCGTTTCATGTTAAAATTTGCATCTAAACCAATTTCATTAAACAAACCTGCTTTAATGTATTGTTGGTATTCGATAAGGGTTGTAATTGAACTACCTTGGCTGTTTCCCGTTGTGTGGGTTTTAACCCCATCAAACATAGGTGAAGAACTTATAACGCTTATTTCACCGTTGATAAGGTTTTCAATGTATTTATCTGCACTTGCTTTTGTTTTGTCATCGGTTGCGCTTAACATAATTTGTAGTCGGTTACTGTAACCGTTTAGAACCATGTTAATATCATTTTCAGTTAACAGGGAATTGTATTTATTGAATAGCGGTAATAGACCTATCAGGCTATCATCGTTATGAATTAAAACCCCGTCCTTTTTTATGTCTAGTGTTTTGTTGAAGTTTAAAGCAACGTTGTTGATTGTAATTTTTGACGGGTTCCCATATACGTCCTGCTCCCCGCCTAATCCCCCGCCGAAAGCATAAAGTTCACCTTCAACTTCTGTTATGAAAGCGTAACCATTATTTTGTAAAAGTTTTTCAAGTTCGCGGCATGGGATTGTTTCAGGTAATCCAATATATTCAAACATTGAAAGCGTTTTAGCAAACAGATAACGGTTGTTCTGTAATACGTTCGCTTGTTTGTTTTTGAAATCATACATGGTTTATTTCCTATCAATTTTGTCTATTAGTTTTTCCATTGCGATTGTGTTTTCGTTCAACGTTTTTCTAAACTCGGCAATTATTTTTCCGTAGTATTTAACCATTTCCCTATTAGACCAAAATAAAGCAACACAAACCGCAATAGGGAACCCCAGACTTTCTATCATTTTGCCGATTACTACGAAATCCATATTAACCCTTTTTACATAGTTTAAGATAATTGTTTACCGCGTCCCCAATAGTATTGTCTTGATAGTAAACCCGATCAGTTTTAAAGAACCATAGAACGCGCTCTTGCAGCTTGTTAATAGGGTTGTACATATTACGATTGTAATTTAGTTGGGGATTGAAGTCTAGGGAATATATTAAATCCGTTTCCCTTTCTTTTATTTCAGTTGTTTTAATATGTATGTAAGTAAAATAAATTCCTTTTGTTTCTATTACTTCACATTGGAAAATAGAATCATCAAATTCTATAAAGTAAATTAACAGAATATCTTTAGGTTTATATTTAAAAGGTAAATGCGGATAAATATCTAATTCCCATGCACCCCCTGTTATCATTTCTAATTTAGGATTATCAAATGCGAAATACTTATTTGATTTTTCCCCTTTACTAATTGAGGCGCAATGCTCAACCGCTACGGTTAGTTTTGAATTGCCGTAATGGTATACATCAATAGCCCCTTGAGTCATTTTGGTAATATGTTTTAATCCCATTTCACCAAAATACGGGCAAAATTTAGAAACGGTATTACCCAACATATATATTTTAACATCGTCTCTTTTTCGTACTATTGTTGAAACCGTATTCATAAATAATACGAATTCATCTTGAAGGTATAAACGCCCTGTTAGAAATTCATCAAAAATAATTGTAGTAATGTTAGGAAATGAAGTTGATTTGTCGTGTTCGCCGTCTGATAGAGCAAACGTAAAACCAATTATATCTTGATCTGAATAAATTGTTTTGCCGTTATCATCGTAGTTACATAAGTAAAATTTTCCCGCCCAATAGTGAACGCCAGTAAACGCACCTTTAGACATTTTTTCTACTTCTTGATTATCGTTTATACCAGAAAATAAACGTTGCGCTCTTCTACCTGTAATGTCTTCTTTCCATCGTCTCACATAACCGAATTGCGCCCCCGTTTCAAAGTAGTTTTTAAGGCTCTTTTTTAACATGGCGTAGGTTTTACCATTTGAACGTTCGCCAAAAATTATGTTATATGTTGCGTTTTTCTTATCTATTTTTGCTGTATTGTAAAAATTACTCATACGTTTTTAACCCCTTTATAAATATAACCTTTAGATAGATTTTGTAAAAATTCTTTATATTGATCTGCTACTTTTAAAGTGAAATCACAACTTTCTAAGTGTACGCTAGATAATGGGTTTACTGTTTCTTCATTTCCTAAATAATCTATGCACTTGAACTTTAATTCATCGTCAATATAGGTATGGGTCATTTTACCGGTTCTATCAGACGGAATATATAGAGAATCGTTGAATACAGAAAATACGTTTTCGGTATCCCCTGCTAGTTCGCGCATATAGTCTAACCCGTTTTGTTTGCTTAACCCTGCTACTGTTAACGATAGTTCATCCCCTTCTTGAGTTAGGTATCGTTTAGCCCCTAAGGTTTTAAACCGTGTATAGGTGCCTTCAAAATCCCATACGCCTATTGTTTTAATGTGGCCCTGTTTCGTTTTAGGTGATAAAAGTTTACGATCAAATTTGTAATAATCGCACATAGTTTGCATTTTCAAAATTATTTGAGTATCGAACCAATCAATATAAGGTTTATATTTATAATAGTTAAGAAGTTTTAAACTATCTGTATCTGAATAAACGTAATCATCCCCCGCTGCAATGATTCCAGTCCATAAATTTTTGCGGGCATAAGCTGTAACCCATAAACCCCATGCGTAATATAGAAATCTGTTTTTACTTTCATTGTAGTTGGTTATTTCTTCTTCTAAATCTACTTTTTCGGTTTCCCAATCGTCTGTATAAATTGCGTTATCTTTTACTATGTCTGTAACACTCATCCCATATATGGAATTTAGCATCCCTTTCGATA